AAAGAGGCAAGTGTTATTGGTTGTTTGCCGTTGGTGATGTACAAAGAAATGTGGAACGGCGACGAAATGGAAAAGGTGCCGGAAGCGCCGCGTAGTTGGTTGCGTCGTATTGACAAAGGCGTTACAAATAACTTTATTTTAAGTTTTACGTTTGATGACCTATTATTTTATGGACGTGCGTTTTGGTACATTACAGAACGAACAGCCGACGGCTACCCGTCAGCGTTTACACGTTTGCCCGCCGCGATTGTTACAACACAAGACCAAAATCAAGCGTCCGGCGTATGGTTTGGCCCGTCTAAACAAATTTTGTTTCAGGGTTTACCTATTCGTTGGGAAGATTGCGTACAGTTTTTAAGCCCTATTCAGGGCCTTATTTACACCGGTGCAACGTCAGTAGATACCGCGCTTAAGTTGGAACAGGCCCGTAACCGCAACGCCATGAGTTTGCAACCGGCTTTAACGCTTAGGCAAGTTGGTGGCGAACCTATGTCACCACAAGAATTGCGCGACCTTGCAGCCGCTTACGACGAAGCGCGTTACTCAAATGCCACTAGTGCTATTAACGAATTTGTAGAGGTAATCCCAAATACTGCAACACCGGACAAAATGCTACTTATTGACGCTGCAGAATACCAAAGTAAAGAAATTGCCCGTCTCGCCAACGTACCCGCGTACCTCGTTTCCGTGAGCATTGGAAATTACAGTTATGTTTCAAGTAGCGAAGCGTCGCGAGACCTTTACACGTTTGGCGTAAAACCGTACATTGACTGCATACAAGAAACCCTTAGCGCGGATAACGTGCTACCACGTGGCACCGGTGTTATGTTTGATATTGAAAGTTATTTATCAAACGAATACAACACCAACGTAGAAGTACAAGAAACGCCCGAAGAATTGAGGCAAAGTAATGCTTAGATTAACCCCACAAGAGTTGAAGATTGACGCCGCGCAAGGTGACGCGCTGCCACGTCGTACCCTTGCCGGCGTCGCCATTGAATACGGCGTAGACGCGGTAGTGAGTGACGGGCAGAAAGTGCGCTTTGAAAAAGGCGCGCTACCACTAGAGGGCAAAAACCCCAAAATGTACCTCTACCACGACAGTACGCAGCCTATTGGCGTCGTTTTCAGTAGGACTGAAGTAGACAACTACGTAATGTTTGAGGCCAAAATTAGCGAAACCATGCTAGGCAATGAGTCTTTGCAATTAGCCATGGACGGCGTTTTAGATAGCCTTAGCGTTGGTGTAACCCCGGAAGAATTTAGTTTTGATGAGGCCGGCACCATGGTAGTTACCAAGGCGTCGTGGCAGGAATTGTCATTACTCCCATATGGCGCGTTTGAGGCTGCCAAAGTAGAACGGGTGGCCGCGAGTATCCACCAAAACGAAAACGAAGTAGAGTTAAATGTAGAACAGGACACAGAAAAGGAAGTAACCGATATGTCAAACCCAGTAGAAACCCCTGCAGTAGTTGAGGCTTCAACAGTACAAACCATTTATGCGCAGCCGCGTAAATTGCGTTTGCCTAGCACCTCTGAATACATTGCAAGTTATGTTCGCGGCGGTGCAGATTTCGCACAACTAAACGCAAACATTAACGCGGCACGTATTGAGGCAGCGCCGGGCGTTGCACCTTATATTAATACTGAAAGTACGCCAGGAATTTTGCCAGAAATCATAACCGGCAGCACGTACGATTCGCTTAACCCAATCAGACCGTTTGTGTCGGCTATCGGTACACGCGCAATGCCTACCGCAGGCGCAACTTTCCGCCGTCCAAAAATTACGACCCGCCCGGTAGTAACACAGCAGGCAGCACAGTTTGACCCGCTTAATGCTTCAACCGTTGTGGTTTCAAATAACGACATTTCAAAACTAAGTTTCGGTACATACGTCACCGTTTCGGAACAGGATTTGGACTGGTCAGACCCAAGCAGCATTGACATTATTCTTAATCAGTTGGCGATTGCCTACGGTCAAGCAACCGACAACTACGCGGTAGATACTTGTCATGCAGCAATTACACAAACCGCAAGCGTTGCCGACACCGCAGTAGGTGCCGACTGGGTTGCAGCAATTTACGACGGCGCACGCCAAATTTCCGAAACATCTAACTACTTGCCTACCCATATGGTTGTAACGCCTGCCAGTTGGCAAGCCCTTGCTTCGTCTGTAGACGACCAAAATCGTCCGGTATTTCCGTACACGGGTGCACCTAACCTCATGGGCCAAAACGCAGCCGGTACGTCGTCTGCAACTTCATGGAACGGCAACCCGCTTGGGTTGGTGTTGGTTGTTGACAAGCACGCGCCCGGCTCTTTTATGGGCCACGCTGCAGGCCCTGCCGCAGGTTTTGAATTCTACGAACAGCAAAAAGGCGCTATCAGCGTTGAAGTACCTGCAACTATGGGCCGTACGATTGCTTTCCGTGGTTACGCTGCAGCCTTTATGGCAGACGCAACCAAGTTTGTAAAATTCGTCTGATAACCGAAAGGTAGGCCTTTATGGCCGTCTATTCGGTCACACAAAAGTATCTAACCGACAATTACGCGGTTGTAGTACTACTAACCAACGCCGACCCTTTAGAGGTTGGCCAGTCCGTAACTATTGCGGGTGTTGACGCGACCTTTAACGGTACCTATACCGTGGTTGCGTTACCGCAGTATTATTTTACTGGCGTAGACGACCAAGGTTTCTTTCACTACGACATTCAAACACCTATAGCAAACCAAGTTTTATTTGCTAAGACTGCAGACAATGTAAACGTGGTGGCCGCTGCCGGAAGTTTGACTACTACCCCTACGTGCACTTGGGTAACAACAGATTCACAAGTAGAGGATTGGTTAGGCATTGGTACCGCTACTGCAGCCGACCAAACCTTCATAACCCAATGCCGTTTGAGTGCTAACGAATTTGCATACAGGCGTAGGCGTGAGGCGGGCTACCGCAATGAAAGCCTTAGCACCGTACCTAATTCGTCTGTATTGTTGGGAACTATTGCCTATGCGGGTTTCTTGTATAGGCAGCGCGGTGCGGTTACAGACTTTGCCAGTTTTGACGGATTAGCCGCCGGTGGAAGCATGGGCCTTAGTCCAATGATTAAACAACTCTTAGGCGTAGATAGGCCGGCGGTTGCGTAGTGCCTGTTGCATACACCGACCTATTTAACAAGGCCTTAGACGACCTTACAGCCACGTTACAAACCGTTACAGGGCTTCAGGTAGTCAACGACCCGCGTAACCTTGTGCCGCCTTGTGCGTTTATTGACGCGCCGTCGTTTGTGGCATGGAACTACAACATAGTTAAAATTACTTTCCCCGTACGCCTCATAACCCTAGGCCCCGGCAACTTGGACGCCCAACGTAGCCTTATGAACATGGCCGCCAAAGTCCTAGGTAAAAACGTCGCTGTAACAGACGGACGCCCAACTATTGCCATAATCGGCGGTAGCGAATTAGCCGCGTATGATCTCACTATTGAAATGCAAGCCCAAACAAGTTAGGACGTTATGTACATTATTAAAAGCCCGCGCCTAGGTGTTGTTGGTACAGAATTTGTACCCAAGCCGGGTATACAGGTTGCCGGCCTTATTTGGGGCGGTTTCATTATTGAAGTCGCAGACAAAGCAACAGACGAAGTAAACGACGAAGTATCCACACCGGCACCTAAAAAAAGTGCTAAAAATAAGAAAGCAACGAAAGAGGATTAAACACTATGGCTACAAGCACTTACCTTTCCAACCCAGTAGTAACCGTTAACGCGGTAGACCTTTCAGACCAATGCACGGCGGCAGTATTTACGCAGCGCTATGACCAACTGGAAAACACCACCTTTGGCAAAACAGCACGTACCTACCAGTCGGGCCTTGGCAACCATGAAGTAACCCTTACCCTTTACCAGTCGTACGCAGTTTCCGAAACTTTCGCGACATTGGAAAACGTAGTAGGCGGATTGGTAACCGTAATTGTTAAGCCTGCAGTCGGTGCAGATAGCGCAACAAACCCGGGCTTTACCCTTACTGGCGCATTGCTAGCAGAATTTCCCGTAATTAACGCAACCATGGGCGAATTGTCAACTATTGACGTAACATTCGTTGGCGGCGTTTACACCGCAGACGTAACAGCATAACTAGCGCCGAATAATCGGCCCGACACGAAAGAGGCAAGTAATGCAATTAACGCTACAAGTAACCAACCAAGACGGCGCGTACCAAGTAAGCACCAACCTCTTTACGGTTGTGTTGTGGGAACGTCGTTTTAAACGCAAAGCCGCCGATATGGCTAACGGCATTGGTGTAGAGGATTTGCTATTTCTAGCATGGGAAGCAAGCAAACAAAATAAAATAGTTGTACCCGCCGATTTTGACACCTACTGCAGACAAGTAACCAATGTAGAGGTTGTGGAACAAGAGGCCTCAAACCCTACCCAAGCGGCACCTACCGACGACAACTAGCAGAACTGCTAGTAGCAACAGGTTGGGCGCCGCATTGGTACTCACAAGCGTTTGACACACAAGACCTTTTAACGGTGGCTAAAGTTTTAGGAGAGAAAAACAAAAGGTAACCGTTATGGCGCAACCAATTTACGAAGTTAAAGGTATTCAAGAAACCTTGGCAGCGCTTAACAAAATAGACCCGACATACCGGCGCGACGTGACCAAACGTATTAGCCGTGCCGGTGAACCAATGGTGCAAGAAGCCCGTCAAATGATTACAACCATTGTGGGCGTAAAGGGTGCCCCGCTTTCCGGTATGCGCCGCGGCAGCCTTATTAAAGGCAAAGAAATTACTTGGCGTACAGACGCCGTACAAAAGGGTTTCAAAATAAAAGTAGGCGTACGCGCAAGCAAAGAACGGTACGTAAACTTTGCGCGGTTTACAGACGGTGTACAGACACACACAGAGCAAGTACCGTTTGGTTCTAAGCCTTACAAACTTATGGTTATGCAACAGGCAGACGCCGCAGGTGCTATCTATGACCATGCCGGGCGTCGTGGCAGTAGCAAATTTATTACCAACCTAAACGCAGACGGCGGCGGAGAGCAACCCCGCGTAATTGACAAGGCCGTAGAGAATAACAAGCCCGCCGTACAAAGCGTTGTACAGTCAGTTATCGCAGACGTTGAAAAGAAAACAAACCGCACGTTAAAGAAAAGGTACAAGTAATGGCTATAAATATCCCAATTATTACGACGTTTAGTGATAGTGGGTTAGCCGCCGCAAACAAGAAAATTAGCGCGTTTGGTAAAGAATTCCCCGGTATCGGTCTTGCCATTGCCGGTGTTACCGCAGCCATTGGCGCTGTTGGTGCTGCCGCATATTCAGCCGTTCAAAAGGCCTCAAACCTAAACGAACAGATAAGCAAAGCCGGCGTAATTTTCGGGGAGTCAAGTAAAGAAGTAGAAAACTTTGCCCGAACCGCTAACCGCACGTTAGGTCTTTCAACTACAGCCGCGCTAAACGCCGCTACAACCTTTGCCACGTTTGGTAAGGCAGCCGGACTAGCAGGCCGTGACCTTGTAGATTTCTCTACCGACTTTGTAACCCTTGCGTCGGACTTGGCGTCGTTTAACAATACAAGTGTTGACCAAGCCATTAACGCTATTGGGGCCGCGCTACGTGGCGAAAGCGAACCGCTACGCGCTTACGGTGTTTTGCTTAACGACGCAACGCTAAAAGCCGAGGCAATGGAATTGGGCATATATTCCGGCACCGGTGCACTAGGTCAACAGGCCAAGATTTTGGCAGCGCAAAGCGCCATTTACAAACAAACCGGAGACGCCCAAGGCGACTTTGGACGCACAAGCAAAGGGTTAGCCAACCAACAAAAGATACTTAGCGCAACATTGGAAAACGTCCAAACCAATTTGGGTATGGCGCTATTGCCTTTGTTTATTAAGGTTGTACGTTTTTTTAACGAAAAGGTCACGCCCGCCATTGAGGAAGTCGCTAACGCGTTTGGCGAACAGGGCCTAGTTTTCGGTATACAGGTAGCGCTTTCCAAAATGGGTGAAGCCGGCCCAATCATTGGAAACTTCTTTAAAGCCTTTTCCGTTGCAGTTGCCAACACAGTAAACGTAATTTACAAACTTGTTAAAGCATTAGAAGCCGTTTTCTATTTTTCTACCGGGCAATTTAGTAAAGGTATTTCAGCAACAAAAGCCGCGTTTGACAACCTCATAGACGTAGACAAACTTAAAGGCCAGTTTGACGGCTTCATTAACGGCATTGCCTTAGTGGACGAAAAACTAGCCAATAACGCCTACTTTGCAGAATTGGCCACACTCAACACAGAGAAACTAGGCAAGGTTGCCGCGGCGGCAGCGCCCGAAGTTGAAAAGGTTGGCGACGCTGCAGGCGGTGCAGCAAAGAAAGTAAGCGAACTATACGACACAATTAAAGACAAACTAACAACCGCATTGGACGAGGCTAAAGGCCAGTTGAAAGACGCGCAAGAAGCCTTTACCGAGTTTGGTAAAACCGTTTCCGACGGCATTAAAGCCGGGTTTAGTTTTGCCGACGCTAAAGAAGCGGGCACCGAAACGGGCGGCGGTTTTCTAGCAGGATTGCGCGACCAAGTAGCCGGGGTAAAACAATACGCAACCAACGTAGACCTATTGCTACAACGTGGCCTTAGTGAACAAGCCCTAAGTGAAGTACTTAACGCAGGCGCGGAAGCGGGCGCCGCTATTGCAGCCGAACTAGTTGCAGGCGGCCAAGACGCGATAACAGGCCCGGACGGCATTAACGCGCTTGTAGCCACCGTAGACGCGGTAGCAGACAAACTAGGTTTAGATACCGCAGGGCGTTTCTACCAAGCCGGTGTAGACCAAGGTACCGCGCTAGTTTCAGGACTTGAAAGCGTGCTAGCCAAATACGAACAGATACTTAAAAACCCGAACCTAAGCACCAAACGCTTACAAGGCTTGTTAGAGCAAGCACAAACTGACATTGCCTTTACACAAATTACGGCAGGTCAAACGATTGCAGCGCCGGCACCAACTCAAGCAAGCATTGCCAACGTTAAAAACGCAAGCACCGCTAAAGGTGGAAATAGTTACACCGTGAACGTAAGCGGCGGTATGGCAACTAGCGCCGAAATTGGACGGGTAACAACTAACGGCCTTAAAGCGTTTGCACGCCAAAACGGCCCGTTAGATATTCCGGTAGTTGGGTTTAGATAATGCCCGGTAGCGCGATTGTTCAGGCCGGCAACTATTCCCTACTGATTGATACAGGGTACGACGTCGGAAGTTTTGAACTAGATAGCGCTATTAAAGGTTTATTGGACGGCGTATACCCGTTGGGGCCTACAACAGACTTTGCCGACGTAACCGAAAGCGTTACCCAAATAAGCGTACGCAGAGGCCGACAAGACATAGGCGACCAATTTGCAGCCGGCACCATGACCTTTACCATTAACGACGTAGACGGCATTTTTAACCCGTTTGATGATACAAGCCCGTTTTACAACACACCGGAAGCCTTGCCGGGTTTGTCGCCTTTGCGGGCCGTTGAGTTAATCCGCTACAGCGAAACCGACGTACCCGAGTATTTGTACCGTGGCAAAATTGTTAACTACGACTACAACTTTGCCTTAGACGGCATAGATACCGTAACCGTTTATTGTTCGGACAATTTCTATTTGCTTAGCCAAACCTATATGGACGAATTAAACGTAGGTGTAGAAACGTCCGGAGAACGTATAGAAACCGTTTTAAGCCTGCCCGAAGTTGACTACCCAACGGGTGCAGCGCGAAACATTGACATAGGCACCGTAGACCTAGGCCACGACGCCGCCTACACCGTGCCGGCAGGTACCAATT